AGAAGATCGAGCGCCTTGACCTGGCCGATCAACGCCTTGTCGTTGGATCCCCATGTCACGATGCTGACCTCCTTGAGGTCGATCTCGTGCAGGACGCGATAAGGGTCCGTGGGCTTGGTGCCCATGGTGTATTTCGTGGCGCGATAGCCGATCGAGAGGCCGTCTAGTTCGCCGGCTTTCAGACCTTCATAGATCATCTGGCCGCGATCGGTATTGAGTGCAAACAGCTCGCCCGAAACCTTCAGGCCCTTGCTGTTTTCCTCCATCGAGGTCCACTTGCCGATCGGCAGCATGTCTTCGACCGGGCCGTAAAAGCCGCCGTGCTGCAGCAGCATCTTCGGCAGCTTGCTCTTGCCTTCCCACTCGCGCAGGGTCGCCTTGAAAGCGCCCTTCTCGATTACGTCGCCGTGGGAATCGAGGTTACCGAAAACCGCGCCGTAGCCGGAAAACGTGCCTTCCTTCGCCGAACCGCCCTCGAACTTGACCTCGATAAGCCCGGTTTCAAGATGATCCATGCCTATTCTCCAGGTGGCGGCAGCGCCGGCGTCGCCGGCGGGGTGAGAAGTATCGGTTTCCCGTTTTCGTCGATGGCGACCATGTTCGCCGGCACATAAAGGCGATCGCCGCCGGTGACTGGTGGAAGCTCGTCGAATCCGCGGATTTCGTTGGGAGTGAGCCAACCCGGGCTACTCTTCCCAAGGGCAGTCGAGTTGTATTCGCCCTTGTCCTTCATGGCAGGGCTAAGAAAATCGGCATCGACAAATCCGGTATAATACCCCTTCTGCCGCTGCTCTTTCTTCAGCAGGAAGAGGTCGCCGGAACCGCCGAAACGGCGATGGATCGGCCGGATGCAGTGAACAAGATGGGCCAGAAACATCTGCTCGGCCGAGGCGAACGTCGCGTTCTTGTCGCCGGAGAAGCCGATCATGATCGGCATTACGCGAAGAACTTCGCAGATCCGCTCGACCTGGAATTTTCTGGTTTCGACGTGCTGCGAGTCCACGCCCGTCATCTGAATGGGAGAGAACTTGGCTGCACGGTCGACGACCATGATCTTGCCGGTGTTCTCAGCCCCGCCGAAATGGCGGCGCACCCACGCCGCAAGCTTCACGAGCCCGGCTTCGCCGATCGCGCCGTCCGTAGAAAGCACACCACTCGGCCGGGCGCCATTGCGGTGGAACATCGCGTGGCTCTCTTCCGTCGCCAACGCCAGACCGATTGCCTCGGCAGCGTAACGAACGATGTTCAACCCCTCGATCGTGTCCCAGGACGGCCCTTTTACATGCCAAATCTGATCGCCAGGCACCGTTTGCGTGGTGCCGTCGATGCCAGTCAGCGTATATGTCCGCGTGTAGTCCGTGTTGACCTTGCAGACGACGCGGGCGGGATCCAGCAGGATCATCTCGACGATCTCGCCGCGAACCTTGTTGAGGAACGCATAGGAGCGACCGGCCAAATCGACGTGGAAGCTCTGCGTCTCCCGAAACTCGAGGCTCGTCATCCACTCGTTCGGCGCCGTCGCCAACAGATCGTAGAGCGGTTGGTCGCGAGCTTCCCTGCGATCGACCACTGTCTTGCCGTTCACCGACTTCTCGGTTCGCTGGTAGAGCTTCCACGGTACCGTCGCGAGGCCGTCGGCGCGGACGCGGCAGCAGGCAAGCACCGTCGTCACGCTAAGAGCGGACTTCCAATTGACCGAAATGCCAGTCTTCGAGGTGGCGAATCGGCCGAAGAAATCGGCCCACATCTGGTCGACCAGACCGTAACGGCTTTCTTCCTTCCGCTCACCGCCACCGCTGAAGAGCGAACCAAAGAAGCCCTTCATGCCTGCGACCTCGGCGCTGTCAGCAACGCAAAGGCGATCATGAGCACGCCGGCGACAATAAATCCGGCCGGCGCGAAGATCAGCCACGCGCCATAAGCGATAGCCCCGGCCCCGATGAGACCGATGCCGTCACGGAGAAGCGCCGGAACAAAGGCCGCAGCGATCAAAACAGCCAACCGCAGAACGCGACCGGCGAACCTAAGGAAGCGCATACGGTTGCTCCAAATCAGAATGTGTTTGCCATCGCCTCGTCGAGGGCGGCCATTTCGGCTGCGATCTTGGCCTCGAGCGCGTCGAGATCCTCTTCGCTATCCCAGACGGACTGTTCGCCGGTTTCGCCGAGGTCGGCGGCGCCGGCGAGCATCGCCAAGACCGTCATGCCGTCGATGCGGCCACGCTGGTGCTTCTTAATGAAGAACCGATTGTTCTGGGCGTCCGGCTGGATCGCCGCGTTACCGGAGCACCATTTGGTGATCGGGCTTTCGTCGATGACGATCCGGCGCTGCAGGATCCTGTCCTCGAATTTCTGCAGCGACCGCGGCATCCAGAGCGCCTTCTTCGACTGCATGCCGAGGCGCCCCTGCCCGTGGATGATAATCTTCAGGCCGGAACCGATCTCGCCTTCCGGCTCCCAGACCCATGTTTCCAGGCCGACGTTGTCGCATGCCTTGCGGAAGTCGGTCAGGAACGCGGGGTCAACGACCATCGCGGCGACGTTGCGCTGCGCGCGGATGCGTTGGATCAAGACGGCAATGAATTCGTATTCGATCGACCGGCCGGGTACCAGATTGAGGAGCGGGGGAATGGCCGCCGCCCACTCGACATACTGGGCGTGATCTTCTTCGGCCTTTTCCTTCAGCTTCTCAGCCGGCTTCCAATATTGCACCGCCGCGTGCAGGACGTCATCGCTGTCCACCCAGCCGATGCCCAGCGCCGTTAAGTCGTTCTTTTTCGACAAATCGAGGCTGAGCAAAACGTCGGCGTCGTCGGCGTCGGCAATATCGACACTGCCCTGCACCGCTTCCCAGAAATCGAGATCGATCCAGTATTCAGACGACCCGACCGGCACGCCGAAGTAAAGGCGCTCCGTGCTCAAGCGCATGCCGACCGAGTTGCGGGCCGAGTTGACCTCGATCCTGACATTCTCGATCGGGAACGTGATGCCGAGGCACGGCATCGATTTCTTCCAGCAGCTCTCGTCTTCGAACGGCTTGTCGTTCGGATCGACGCGAGCGATGAAAGCGAACGCGGAATCATCAACCGCCTCACCGCGCAGGATGCGTTGGTGGAGCTGGCTCCATTCCGTCGCGACCGGTTGATCCGCTGCCGGCGTGTTCGTCGACATCCACAGTAGGAAATCGCCCGGCATTTTGGCGCCGGCGGATTTCCATGTCTTCAGGGCGCCGTCCGATTTCCACTCGTGTATTTCATCGGCCGCTACATAGGACGGTCGCGGGCCGTTGACCTTCTCGTCACCAGCGAGTGATCGGAACTTCGATCCGCTCTCTGGATGCTCGAGCATCCATATCATGTCGCCGGTACCGCGCGTCAGAATCGTGCCGCGCGAGACGAGGCTTTCGCCGTCGAACTCCGCCTCCGGCATTTCCGCCAGCGCCATCGCCGCGGCGTCGCCGAACAAGACGTTCGCCTGGTTCCGGTCCTTCGCGATCGCATAGCACTCAGCGCGCGGGATGCCTCGAAAGCCCATCGTGTAGAGGCCTAGCGCCGCCGCGACCGGCGATTTGATCTGGCCCTTTCCGGCTTCGATCCATGCCGTTCGGTACCGGAGACGGTTGCTGTCCTTTCGGTACCAGCCGTAGAGCGAGCCGACGACGAACGTCGTGTAGCTGGGCAGGTGGAATGGCTCTCCGGCCTTCGCTCCTGCCGTGACCGTGAGGCAAGACGGGAAAAAGCCCAGAGCTTTCCTGGCGGCTTCAGGCCGCCATTCAAGGCCGCGTTCGTGGCAGGTTTTCAGATCGTTCAGATGCCGCTGGCAAGCCAGTCGGCCGAAATGTCCGGACGTGACCCAACCGTCGACGACTTCCTGAGCCCAGAATGTGACGGGATCACTTACTTCCAAGGTAGTCATCGGCGGCGCGCTTCTTCCTTCCGGATCTTGGCGGCGCCTTCTCGGCTCGGCCGCGCTCGGTCGGCGGGATGCCGAGTTCGCGCTCGGCGGCCATGACCCGCTTCATCGCAGCGTCGGCGATCGCCTTGTAAGGGTTGTGCATCATAACTTTCGTCTTCGGTGCTGGCGTCATGACGCCGTAGCGGGCGACGTGCGCCTCGGCCAATTTCCAGTCGGCGTAGGCGCCGGCCGCCATTTCGATCAGCACATCATTGTCGACGTCCAAAAGCCCTTTTCGAGCAAGGCTTTGCGTGAGAGTCTTCCAGCGTTCGCTTGCGATCTTCGCGCGACGTTTGCCCCATTCCTTCACGTTGATAGTCATAAGCCAGTTCGGCTCATCGATTTCGACGTCCGGCACTTCGGCACCGGGGAACGGGCCCGGCACCACATTCGATGGCGGGGTCGGGTTGGGTTTTCTGCCTCGCATTCCAGCGATCCTCAGGTGAATATTTGGACTGCTTGAAACACGCAGATACCGTTGTACGATCTACCAAGTAATGGTTGGGGAAACTCTATGAAGTCTGACAAAAGAAAGTGGATATTGGCCGCCGACCAGGCAAGAACCTTTAAGGAGGATACAGAGCAGAAACGAAGAAACCATTGGTGGGAACGATTTGCGGTACTCGTCTCTGCGCTCGCATTAGTTGTCTCAGGAATCAGTACCGGCATCGCTGCATACCAAACGAGCTTGATTAAAGATCAGCTCACAGCAACGGACAGAAACAGGGCCACTGAAGCACTTTACGATGCTGTTGTTCAGACTTGCGACGTCGTACTTAAAGCGATGCCATACGGAAGTAAGGGCGGACCCTTCAAGCGTTTGAGTGGCCCTACGGACGGGAGTGCTCCGTCGCTGACAACCATCAGCCGATCAAATTTGGAGCGGATGTCAAATGGAGATCGAGCTGCTGTGCTCGATCGGATGAATGAGGCGCGTTCCGCAGTTAGTCACGCCCATGCGCACCTTCAGCTTTGGATACCCGCGGAGCGGCAAGATAGCCTTGACCGACTCATGGGCGGAATAAACCTCCAAATATCGCCAATCACTCTAAAATGGGACAAGGATCCCGACCAATTTTACATCTGGCTTCTGCAATCTCGTTGGTACTGCACAGCGATTCCCGAGAGTGTCAGCCAGTGGGCACTAGGCGAGGAGCCTTACCTAAACGCCAAGAACACCATAATGTTTGACGACGATCCTAGACTGATCGCGAAATAATCATCGTGAGGGCGCTTTCGGACCGAAAGGGGGGCCTCGTATTTTGATTGCTGCGAACATGAAGGCCCCGGACGGTGGCGCCCCCCACCCGCTCCAGACATTCGACCGCCCCCCCGGGGGCTATCGGCGAGGCGGCGGCGCTCGATCTGGGTTTGGGTGGAGGTCTTGACCGATGACCACTGAAACGCGCTGGTTCACTTCGAGCGCTTCCGCTGCCCTATTCAGATCCGTTGCGCGGGCGTCGAGCACGTTGGCCTTGCTGTTGTGAGAAGCAGCTTCGTTCAGCAGGGCGAGCGCTGTCCGCCTGCTCTTGTCTGCTAGCTCGCGATCTGCTTTCGCCTGCTCACGCAAATGGATGATCGCTTCGTTCAAGGCTTGCTCCTATGCCAAGGGTGGCGAGGGTCGAGGGGCGCACCGTCCACGGTGCAGCCCTGCACCACGACATTGCCACCACGTCGACGAGCTCCGCCGCGTTGCTCTTTCACCTGCCTGTCATGATAGCCGCAGAATGTGCGCGTGTTGCCGATCACGTCTAGGGCCGTGGGATGATCCACATTCGGGCGGGTGACGACATGGTCGCAGACAAGGCGGTCAGTCCGACCGCAGCCAGGCACAACGCAGCGCCAGCCGTCGCGGTCATGGGTGGCGCGCTTGAGCGCCTTCCAATGTGTGGAATCGTAGTAGCGGTTGCGTGCCATTGCAGCATCTGCCCATGAAATAGGCGTCCTAATCACCAGCGAATGTTGCATTCTCACCATGAACGCGATTCATGGAACATCATTGAACGCACCGTCTTGCGCCTAAAAAGCTTTGGCGCATTATGCGGCAGCAGGCAGCACCGCTTTCTTTTGGTGAAAGGTGCGCCATGCAATCCGACAGTCTCACGATTTCCGTTCTCGGAATGAACGCCACGGCAAGCGGGCAATTTGCCATTGCTGCATTGGTGGCGATCTTCGCAACCGTCGCCCTGCTACGTCTTCGGAAATGAAAAAGGCGGCCAACCCGGAAGGGCGACCGCCTGTCGATAGACGCAAATCAAGCATCCGCAGCGATATGACTCGTTAACTCGAAATCTGTCAACACCCCCTGCTGAACCTGAACGCCATCCTCAAGCCCTCAACCCGTCACCCGATTACCTATCTCAAAACCCTGTAGAGAGGCGCTTGATAGCGCCTCTACTAGGTTAAGATATAAAAATTCCGCGCGTGCGTGCGCGAGGCCGCTGCCGATTTTCCGCGCTTTTTCCGCGACCTTTCCGCAGGGCGATTTCCACACCCCTTATAGAGTAACGCAACCAGCCGCGTGAAAAGCCGATTTTCCGCATTTCTTCCGCACATATTCCGCTGATCTTCCGCGAAGCTTCCGCAGACGCG